ACGACAAAGACCATCTAGTAGAAGAAGAAGACTATGAGCAAGAGCGAAGCAAGATACGAGCGTACGACTTTATCATTGAGAGTTCTCATTGGTATGAGCGTGAACTATTTAAGATGTGGCTTGATGGAAACTCCGCGCGTTCACTACATCGCAAGACAGGTATCAGCGTTCGTGAGATACTTCGCGTCGTTAAATTGATGAAACAACTAGTACAAGAACAATATGAAAAAACTCACCCCAATGACGTTCGTCGATAGATTTATGACGAATCTAGCAAAACTCTACGATGAGCAAGGCGACACACAACGCGCAAACGAAGTGCGTGGCATTCACAAACAATTTGAAGGTCTTCTCGAAGAAGAATCTCAAATCATTCACAAAGCATTTGTAGACGGCTACGAGACAGAACTCAACGCTCACTCTACAAAGTCAAACATTTTAGCACAACTTTACATAAAAGAAAACTACGTATGACACATCTTGAAATCTTAGGTATCGCATCATTCAGCGTGATACTCGTCAACTTTGGCAAACCTGCTGACATCATTAAGGCTTATTTGTATGGTCGCAATCCATTCAATTGGAAACGATTGAAGCCTCTCGACTGCGCATTTTGTATGTCGTTTTGGATTGGCTTAGGTTATTTTACATATCACTACGGATTGACAGGCGTTCTTTATGCGTCAATTTCGACTATTATTGTAGCACTATTAGAAACAAAAATATGAACTTTGAAGACATCGAGTTTGTTGTATCGCTTGAGCCGAAATACAACGCTTACAAAAAGACACAAGTGTTGTCATTAAACCCTGAAGAAGCACATCGCTTGAGAACAATCTATCAATCATTGTATGGTCGTTCAATGCCATCTTGTTCTACTTGCTTCGTAGAGAGTTACTTCTCGCTGTTGATTTTCTGTCAGCAGAAACTTAACTCAATCAAAGAACAAGCAGAATGGCGTGAGAAACAACAAGCAATCGAGAGAGCGACTATCGCAGACGATGAGCAACCCAAGCGTAGAAGAAAGAAGACAAATGAAGACACCGATAGAAAAACTATTTGACTATCTTAGAGCGATGTATCCTCAAGCAATGCCTCACACAGCAGAGCAAGAGCGACTACTAGTCGACGAGAAGATACATCTTCAAGAAGCATACAACGCAGGATTCTCGTACGCAAAGAAAATGTATGAAAGCAATACTTGAGTTCAATCTACCTGAAGAGCAAGAGCAATTTGAAGACGCTTGTAATGGTTCAAAGTGGTCACACGCTATGTGGCAACTCGACCAATTCTTGAGAACAAAAGTCAAGTACGCTAGTGATGACGTTCACGAAGAAGCAATCAACGCTTTTGAAGAAGCAAGAGAAGAACTGCGTCGCATACTAAACGAAGAGAATCTTGAAATGAGATGAAGAAACACACGATGACATACTTGAATCATTTTGGCTACGACATAAGCGACTTCATACCTTGCGAAGTATGCGAGAGAACTGCTGTCGACATTCATCACATCGAAGCACGTGGAATGGGTGGCTCAAACACAAAAGATGTCATCACAAATCTTCAAGCGTTGTGTCGAGAATGTCACACGAAATTTGGAGACCAAAAACAATACAAAGACTTTCTCAAAGAGAAGCATCGAATCGCTTTGAGCAAGTGTCAGAAATAAAGAAAAAATAGAGAATACTATGGCACACGAGAACTCAATGAAAAATTTGAAACCCTTTCAAAAAGGAGTAGTCACAAACCCGAACGGAAGACCAAAGAAACTAGTCACGCAACTCAAAGGATTAGGCTATTCAAAAGACGACATCAATCAAACTTTGATGAATATGGTCGCTATGTCTCGTGAAGAACTCACAGAGATAGACAAAGGAAACGACTACACTATTCTAGAGCGCATCGTAGCAGGTGCGTTGCTTAAATCACACGACAAGAACTCACTCTTCTCACTTGAGACGTTGCTCACTAGAGTACACGGCAAACCAAAAGAAGAAGTAGAGACAACAATCAAAACAGAAGAACCTATCAAAATAACACTTAAACTAGACTAAATGACAACTTACATCGGCAACGGATGGGAGAACGAGTACGGAATCAATCTCTCAATCAACATCAAGAAACTAAACGACGCTATCTCTAGCGGTGAACTTATCGTCAATCAATACGGTGACGTTCGAATCAACTGCAAGAAGATGAAAGCGCCTCACGAGAAATCAAGAGCGACTCACGCTGTAAGTGTTCCACAACCCAAAAGGACTGAAGACGTACCATTCTGATGAAAAAGACTTGGAGAGGTTCTGACGTGTTACCACCACACGACGAAGACTTGAAACTCGTCATCAATCAAAGTGACGAAGTGACTCTTGCGCGTTATATGGATGATATGTGGATTGACGAATACACAAATCGCTTGATACACGTACGCTATTGGATGCCTATACCTATCGCCCCAAACGAATGAGAATACTTGCACTAGCAGACGGAATGAATGGTGTTGTGTATCACAGGATATACACGCCATTAATGCGTCTACAACTCGACAATTACGCTACTATCGACATCGCTCAAGACAGCGATACAATGATGAATCTCGTTGACTTTAAGAACTACGACCTTGTTGTGTTCAATCGTTGGCTCGGAAAGCATCACTACGACATCTTAAAGAAGATAGCACAAGCGAAGACAAAGTACATCGTAGACGTTGACGATTATTGGGTACTACCTAAATTTAACCCCGCTTATTGGGCGTATCGCAACGGAATAAAGAACGCAATCAAAGACGCTCTTCACTACGCTGATGGTGTCACTTGCACAACTCGTCAACTACTCGAACAAGTCAAGCAATACAACAAGAATGCAATCGTATTGCCTAACTGCTTAGACTACGAACACGAGCAATGGAGACACTCACGACTCGCAAACGACAAACCAAAAGTAGGTTGGGTCGGTGGCATCACACATCACGAAGACTTGAAACTCATCGTCGATGACATCACTCGTCTAGGCAACGAAGGCTTGATTGACTTCTATTTATGCGGTTACACACCAAGCGACATATGGGATTCAATCTGCTCGATGTTCAAAGGTGATTGGTTTCACATCGTACGTGGTACAAACGCAAACGCATACGGTGAAGTCTACAAACACTTTGACGTAGCAATCGCACCTTTGCAAACTACAAAGTTCAATTCTTGCAAGAGCGAGTTGAAGATAATTGAAGCGAGTGCGTATGACTTGCCTATCGTTGTGAGCGCGTGTGAACCATACTTGAATCACATCGACAATGGTGGTGTCATCTTCTCAAAGAATGACGAGTGGTACGACTCAATCAAACAAGCACTCTTAAACGCTTCTCACTTAGGTTCTAGCAACGCTCACTATTGCAAGAAGTTTCACGACATCAAACTTTGGAACATCGAACGTCTTAAGTTCTACGAAAGAGTATGCAAATAGAGTACGTGAGACCGCGATTGACTTCTTATCAAAAGAACATCCTTGACTCAAAAGCAAGGTACACAATCACGTCAGCAAGTACTAAAACAGGCAAGACCGCATCACACATCATTTGGCTCTTTGAACAAGCACTCAAGTTGCGCGATGGTCAGAGTGTGTGGTGGGTTGCACCTGTATACCAACAAGCAGAAATCGCGTATCGTCGTATGAAGACGCAAGTCACAGACAAGAACTTCTTTTTGACAAACGAGTCGAAGTTGTTGTTGACTTTGCCAACAGGTGCGAGAATAGAGTTCAAGAGCGCAGAGAAGCCCGACAACTTGTATGGTGACGACGTGTACGCTTGTGTCTTTGACGAAGCATCACGAGCAAGAGAAGAGTCGTGGTTCGCTCTACGTTCTACACTCACAGCAACACAAGGCAAATGCAAGTTGATAGGAAACGTCAAAGGAAAAAAGAATTGGTTCTACAAACTAGGCGAACGAGCAAAGCAAGGCGAACACGACTACGAATACTTTAAGATTACAGCGTACGACGCAGTCAACGAGGGTATCTTGCAACTAGATGAAGTAGAACAAGCAAAGAGAGACTTACCAAAACACGTGTTCGATGAGTTGTATCTTGCTGAACCTGCTGACGACAAATCAAATCCATTTGGTATTGACTCAATTCGAGCGTGCTACAAACGCACTACGAACGCACAGGTCGTCGCATATGGTATCGACTTAGCAAAATATACAGACTACACGGTGATAGTCGGTCTAGACGCTTCTAATTGCGTCGCGTATTGTGAACGCTTTCAAGCAGATTGGGGGCAAACTCAACAACGAATCATACAACTAGTACAAAACACACCCGCTTTTATCGACTCAACAGGCGTAGGAGACCCTGTCGTAGAGCAAATACAACGAGCGTGTTCTCGCGCTCAAGGCTTTAAGTTCACATCACAATCAAAGCAACAACTTATCGAGGGTCTAGTTCTTGCAGTACAACGCACAGAGATACGTTTCCCTGAAGACCCAATAGGATACGAGATGGAATCTTTCGAATACGAGTACACGAGAACAGGTGTCAGATACTCTGCACCTAGCGGACTACACGACGACTGCGTTTGCTCTCTTGCTCTTGCTTTAGATTGCAAGTCGAAGAACAAACCCGGTCTTTTTTATTTTGCATAGAATGAATTGGAAAAATATAACAATCGAACAACTACAAGAACTCGCTTCTATCAATCACTTTGAAGGCGTAGAGAGACGCATACATCAAATCGCTATCGTCAATCGTATAGACATAGACGAAGTCGAAGAGATGTCTCTTGAGCAGATACTCAAAGAAGTAGAGAAGTTGTCGTTCTTAAATGAACTACCTAGCGACAAACCTATGTTCGCTTTCAAGCATTTCAACAAACGCTATCGTCTTATCACGAACGCGCAAGAGATGAACGCTCATCACTTTATTGAGTTACAGCAAATCAAAGCAGACGACATCATTGAGAACTTACACAAGATTCTAGCGATGCTATCGTACGAAGTCGACATCTTTGGTCATCGCGTGAAAATCTCAAAAGGTCAAGTCGCACAGAACTTCGAACAACGATGCGAAGACTTTAAGACTTTGAGTTGCTCGTTCGCTTATTCGTACGCATCTTTTTTCTTGGCACTCTATCCAATGTTGTTGACCGCTACCCTCGACTATTTGAAGCAGGAGATGAGCAACTTGACAAAGTAGAGGTAAGTCCTTTCTCGTGGCTAGAACTCATCGACAAGATGGCAAATCGTGACAGAACAAAATGGGATTTCTTTCTAGAGATGTCATTGATTGAGTTCTTCAACGCTATCGCATACTACAAAGCACAAACGCAAGAGCGCAACAAACGACTAGAGCAAAGCGCAAACAAAGGCTTCCAACCTTATGTCATCGCTGTTCTCAATGAGATGCTGTAAGAAATAGTATAACTTGTCATAAAACGTACTAAACTATATGATTTTGCGTATTTTATGACACGTTAAAGTTAAAAAATCTCATCACTTCATCAACTTATAGGTTTATTTCATTGTCATAGAATTGTCATAAAACAAAAGAAAGTGAAAAATAATTTGCGATAAGTGTTGCATATGTCAGAAGAAGTAGTACTTTTGCTATATGAATATGACACAAGAACAAAAAAACATTCAAAATCAACCCTATGTAGGTATGCTGATTTTTATGACTAAAGAGAATTGCACTTATGTAATTGACGAAATGTCGGATAAAAGAATTTATATGACAGCGGTTGAAGATTGCAAAAAGGTATCTATGACATCAAGTGGGACATATAAAAATCACAAAAAGATGTGGTCAAACATTGATTCTTTCTATGTATGTCTTCAAGTTGGCACATTCAAAATAATCTAAACAAAACAAACTATGAAAAAGCAAACCTACACCGGATTCAATTACTTGAGCAGTATGACCGAAAATGAGCAAACACAATGGAAGAATGCAATCATTAGAGACTTGCACTACAAAGGCTACTCTCAAGAATTTTCAGAGGCGTACATCTATCGCTTCTTGTGTGACACGTACAATTCAAAGCGTCAATTCTTATTTCAATCATTTGTATTTGAATCGGCGACGTTTGGAGTTGACTATTGGATGAACATTGCAAATAAATAATTCAACACCTAGAATCTTAAAACAAGAGAGACTCACAAGGTCTCTCTTTTCATTTTGAGACGAGAGTGTTGCTTCGCTATTTTAAGAAGTGGCACTCTCAATCACACAACAACCAAACGCAAACGCACCCGCATACAACGATACGAACTTTGTAATCACAGAGTCAAGCGGTGCTATCTACACAAAAGACAATTTCAAGTTCATTTGTGAAGTAAAGCAAAACACTACTTCACTAGCGAAACTCAAAGCACCTATCTACTACGGCTCTACAAACAAAGGTGTCTTCAACATCTCACGCATTCTAGAGAACTACGTCACATACGACTTCAACGTCAACGACACTCTTGCTAGTGGTTGCACAAATAGTGCGATGTCATATTCAGTAGAGTTTGGCTACGAGTACTCAACTAGCGCGACAGGTTCTATCACAGAATACACGAACTTAACAAGCGCAACAGGTAACGTGTGGAACGCTTCGCTCAACGCGATTGACTTAGTCAACTACAATGGTCAATACACAATGGATGGCGACGGCAAGTTCTTGACACCGATTCGCTCGAAGATTATTCATCGCACACAAAAAGACTTTCTCTACGCTATTCGCAACACAGCGACAAGCGCAGTCATCACATACTCAAACGCATCTACTCAGACGTTGACACTACCTAGCGCAACGATTGTGCGCATTCCTAGCGGTTCTCAGTTGTCAATTCCTAGCGGTGCGACATACTACGACATCGTTCTCAAAAATGGTGGCACAACATTGAGCGAGACTTATCGTGTCAACTTGATTGACGAGTGTTCAAAGTACGAGACGACTGACTTGTTCTTCTTGAACTCTTTAGGTGGCTTTGACTCGTTCAGATTCAATCGCGTTCGTCGTGACACATACGACACACAACGCAAGACGTACAAAGCAAACCCTTACACGCTAGGTGCGACATAC